GATACATATGTGTACAAGGTAGTTTACTGGATTCAAATTCAGGACAGGTGCATTGCTTTAAGCTTGCTCTATATTTACCAAAACGCCCAGTGGCTAACTTCTTATCTATGTAAAAGCTGCCATTATATTTCATTGCAGCATCCTGCTTTTGTATCTGATCTGGTAGAGCATGTATATCATTATCAAAATCCGGCCAGCTTAGGACCTCACATCTTCCGTATATCTTATTCATAAAACCTCTTAAATTTATTCACTTATTTTATTTGTTGTTTTGGATAATAAAAGAAATTTACCACGCATATTAACTTCGTCTACATCACCAATTTGAATAATATTCTTGTTTACTGCAGTATTAAAAATTTCTTTTGAATATCTTTCTCGATATTTTCCAATTTTAATAAAAGTATTAAGTATAAAATCAGATAGTTTAGAATAAGGACCAGGCGAAATAATATTTTTTGGCCAAACATATTTATCACTAATAGAATTGTTGCTTTTTAAAATTTTTGAAAAAGATAAAATATGTTTTCCGCATGGAAATGAATTATATTGTACATATTTTTTGCTTTTACATATAAGAGTATAATGAGGAGTATTAGTTTTGCCGGAAACAACGGGCATTATTATTATATTATTTTCTAATAGAATTTTTAAATCAGTTACGGATTTTGTATCATATATTTGTATATTGATATTGGGCATAAAAGATTTAGCTATTTTTTCAAGAACTGTAATATCAAACACTTCACCAACTTTCGTAAGAGAACTATCAACACATTTTTTTATAAAATCATAATAAATATCTAAATTAAAGTTCTTTTTATTAAGAATACAATCAGCAATAATGATACAATATAGACCACATGTATATCCAATTTGATTAGTAGATTTATAATCATTCATAGCATTTCTCCTTATAAATTACTCAAATAATTCCAAAACATAGAGAGTAGGTTGAAAACCAATAACATAATTGTCAACCTGTATGTATATACCATACTTGGAACGGTAACATTCAATAGCATTACTTAAAAATTCTTCTGTTACATTTAAGTAATCTGCCATATCGTGCAAGGTCCTGCAGTTGGCTTTATAACAGTTAATAATGCCTTGCAAACCAACCTGTCTATTATATGCCCACAGGCGGGCTCTAGCTTCTTGCTTCCTGTTACCGGTATCAGACATATCTAATATATCTCCAGAAGACGTGTAGAAGTGTCCAAGCTCTTCTGCAAGTACGCATGCCTTTTCTCTTTGTGTAGGCAAATCCTTTTTAATAGCAATACGATTACCTTTAATTCTTCCGGCATTAGCAACAAGAGGCTTTTCCCTGGTAATAAGATTATTGTTATCTGCTTCAATAAGTAATTCTTCGTAGCTCAAATAAATCCCCTCTTTAAATTATTTCCATTCGTCATCATTGTCCATAATGTTGTTATCGTGTTTTTATTCTGTTTTTGAAGCTCCCTCTAATTCGTGTGCAGCATTAAGCAAAGAGTTATTATCTGCAGTGTATTCAGGAATATAAGTTAATTCTTCCACACGCTTAGCGGCTTCTTCAATTCCTTTATTGTTTAATTTATTACAATAAGACTGTATACGGTTTATAAAATTAGATGAATTAGATTTAGCTGTTTCAATACAAATAACTTGATTATTGTTCGTTAGACATAAATCAAAATCTAATAAATCAGCAGGTGTAACATTTAAGGCTTTTGAAAATGCAAGTATTTTACTTTGTGGCAAATCAACCTTTCCCGCTTCTATCTTTGCAATAGATGTTTTATCTTTATATCCAACCATTTCAGCAAGTTGAGATTGAGATAATTCCATATTTTCACGAAGCTTTTTTATTTTTAATCCTATAATAGATTGAAAGTCCATAGTTAGCACCGCCTTTTAAGTTATTTCCATTCATCATCATTATCCATAATGTCGTTATCGTGTTGTTGCTCTTCTTTAGAAGCTCCATCTAATTCATGTGCAGCGTCAAGCAAAAATTTATCATCAGAGGTGTATTCAGGTACATAGGTTAATTCTTCAACACGCTTAACGGCTTCTTTGATTCCTTTAGAATTTAATTTATTACAATAAGCTAATAAGCGATTTGTTAGACCAGACTGATTATGTTTTGCTTCATTTAATTCGATAACAGCTCCAGTTGGATTATAAGTGTAATCTAAATTGGAAAAACTTCTTTCCATAGATGTATCATAACCCATAAGCCATGCTTCTGTAACATTCAAAGCCTGACCTAATATGAATAATTTATCTTGATTAGGCTCTACCTTTCCGGATACATATTGGCTTATATCAGATTTATTCATCTTTACATTATATGTTTTACAAAATGGAAGACAGGCATTTAATATGTCAATTTGACGAAGATTGCGGGTCTTCATTATGTATTTTAATCTAGATGAAGTATTTTCCTTTTTCAAATCTTACACCTCCTTACTAATTATTATAAATTGAATTTATCATATATTGAACAAAAGTTCAAGAGAAAAAACAAAAAAGTTAAAAATGTTGAATTTATGTATTGACAATAAAAAATGCTGTGGTATTCTTAAAATACAAAAGTTAAAAACATTGAACTGAAAGGAGATGATAAAAGTAATGTCATTTGATTATAGAAAATTGAAAGGAGCAATTATTGAAAAATATAATAGCCAAAGTGCATTTGCAAAGGAAATAGGTATTTCGGAGCGAACACTTTCTTTAAAGATGAATGGTAAAATAGCTTGGAGACAACCAGAAATTGTACAAGCAATAAAGGCATTAAATCTTACAACAGACGATATACAAGAATATTTTTTTAAAGAAAAAGTTCAAAACATTTAACTCAAGGAGGTGAGAGAGTGAAGGTAATTTTCTTAATAGCTGGTATAATTACGATTTTTGTTCAGATAAAGAACCTGAATGAGATTAGGCGAGAAATAAGACACATAAAAGAAGTCCCTGATTTGATTGTATACGGAATCAGGGACAGAAAAGATGATCATTGATTATTTATTGCATTGTTAAATTTATTAATGAGTTCATTTGTGGTATTAGAAGATACCTGTATTGCATTTAAGAGTTGATATATGTAGCAATCATCAATGAATATCTGTTGAACAACATTTTTGTCATCAAGGAATAAGTAATTTTTAAATGCAGTCGAAGAACTTTTTAATTTCCCATTAATAAGGTATATGTCGCCAGCGTCAAGATGGCAGACAAAAGATTGAAGAGTATCAAATGTATCAAATAATTTATTTAAGGATGGTTCTAAAAAGAGAACTTGCTGCCAATCTAACTGATTATTAGCAGTTTTATTAGAGAGATTCATAACAAAATTAATAATGTTGGGTTGAGTCATAATGTGCCTCCTTGTTAAGTTGAATTTTTAGTGAATTTAATCTGGTTATGTATAAGTGATTATTATTTTTATTAAATTTATGCAGCATTTTTAAATAAAGAACATGATTTTGCACTCGTGATTTTTTCAAGAAAGAATATCTTTCAGTTAAGTTGTTTACAAAAATATCAATTGAGTCGCTTAAGTCAGAAGCTTGCAAATCATGGGATAAAGAAAGAATGAAGCCGTCAATCTGAGCTTCTAATGACTGATATTCATTTTTATAGTCAGCGCGTTCTTTTGTATAAAGAACAACCAGCTTTAATTTACGAGTGTTCCAATAAGTTAATAAGGACAGGGCAAAACTTATTAAGCCGGTAGCAGCACATAAATAGTCTAACCATAGTGGCATATATTTACTCCTTTATATTTTATTAAATTAGTATAGCACTTATAACAAGAAAATACTACTGAATTGTACAGATAATGCAAGGAGGCAAAATTTATGATAATACGAACTGAATATGCCAATTTTGGCAAACCGGAAGATTTACTCCGTTATATGCAGGAAGAAAAGATTGAGGTTGTAACAGTAGAGTCGGAATACTGGATAAAGATGAAGAAAGAACAGAGGTGATTTTATGGGGAAACTTTGGAAAGAGATGTCTGAAAAAGAAAAAAACAATTGGAAACAGCGTGCGTATAACACACTTGTAAGCCTGTGGGCGCACCAGAATGGGCTTAAGGTAATTCCCAAGAAAAACAAAGCGGTATAAGGAGGCAGAATGAGAGACATAGGTTTAATAATTGCATACAACAGGCGCATTAATGCGGCGGTAGACGATAGACGCATTGAAGATGCAGCTAAGTGGATGTGCAGATTACATAAGTTAGAAAATAGAAATGGAGTTCCAGTGGGGAGTTATAGACTCAGGGAGGCGTAAATGACTAAAAGTACATATTTGGGAAAGTGTATGTATTGCGGGCAGCAGGCAATGCTTGAGATTAATGATGATATTGTAGCTTCATATGAAGACAAACCAGATGATTGGGATACATACATTTCAGAGGAAGCGACTAAGATTTGCAAATGTGAAGGTGCAAGAGCATGGTGGAATGTAGAAAGGCGAGTGCGTAAGGCAGAAGACGAGTGCCTGAAGCTTGCTAACAGTGAACAGATAGGAGAGGTACTGAAAGCTGCAGTAAGACCTGTTATGAGAAGTGAGTTTGATAAGCTCACAATTAAAGATGGGGGGGGTTACCTACAGTGTGTATCTTGATAGTGATGAACGCCTTCATGTCCGTAGAGAACATAAGGTCACAGAAGATAAGACAGAGTAAATAAAAAGAGCCGCTTGGAGAAGCGGCTCGAACCAAATCGACAAGTTGCGTAACAACTTGAATACATAATAAATCATTTTAAGAATAAAGTCAATATTTGATGTGAATATCAAGAAAAATAATGGGGAGAAATCCCCATAAAAACTTGATTGTATTAATTAAGTTAAGAACCAAGGAGACAATTTTTAATGCCATACATAAAGGAAATATGTATAGCAGGTAGCGTAATAACAATAAGACGATATCACACCCTTAGATATAACTGTCGAGGGGAAAGAAGGGAGAGCCGGGAGAAGGTAACAACAGCGAAACAGGAAACTATAAACCGGAGACTGGCAGAAAGGAAGCTGGCGGCAAAGATGAATACCAATTTTACAGATGAGACAGGAATGTTGGTTACATGGACTTATGCCAGGGAGAGCCGACCTCCCACACCTGATGATATGACAGTAGATATTCGCAATCTGCTAAAAGCTTTGAGGAGAGAATTTGAGAACATTGGTCCTCTAAAGTACATCTATGTTAAAGAGATAGGAAGCAAGGGAGCGCATCATATTCACATGATCATGAGTGTATGTGATGTGCGTGTATTAAAGAGATGTTGGAACAAAGGGTTTGTCCATGTAAAGCCGCTGGACAGTGACAATGACTACACAAGAATTGCTCAGTATTTTGTTAAGTATGCAAATAAGACAGAGGAGACTCTTGGCAGAAGAATTGGTAAGCGATGGAATTCTTCAAGAAATTTAAAAGAGCCAGTGATTGTAAAACAGGTAGTTAATGCAAATACGTTTGCAGATAAAACAAGGAGAAGCACAATACGCAAATATGAGAAACAAGGATATTACATGGTTAAGGATTCTGAGAGAACCGGAATATCTGAGATGGGCTTTAGATACTATGAAGCCAAGTTTCGACGACATAAAGGAAGGGAGTGTGGTTAGTGCAGAAAGTAGATGTTTATATAAAAACAAGTGCAAGAGGACCAGCAGTCCGTAAGCATGTAGCATACATGTATGTCTTAAAGATAGTTATTAATGGCAAAGAGTTCATTAGAAACGGCAAGGGCACGCTTGAAAATGTTACAGAGAATCAGGCGGCACTGCAGGCAATAATACATGCACTTATGCGTTTCCATGAAAACTGTGAAATACGCATAAATACAGAATGTGAGCATGTGTTAAACAGTTGTAGAAATGCTTGGCCACAACAGTGGGAAAAGGACGGTTGGAAGAAAAAGACAGGTAAGCCGGTAAAGAATGCGGATTTGTGGCAGCAGTACCTAAATGTAAGCCGCGGACATGTTATAAGCTGGTCGGATGAGCCGCATGATTTTACAAAGTGGATGGAATATGAGCTTAAGAAGATGGAGGCAACATGGACGAGATAAAGATAAAAAAGGAGCTGGAACGGCTTAAGTGGTTAAGAAAAGCCGCGTACATGATGCCGCCCTGTAAAACAGCGGATGAAACAAGCATTAAGGTTGCTAATCTTACGATACTTGGCGGAGAGATAGCAAAACTGGAGAGACAGTTATATGTATGCCAGCATCCAGAGGTAGACAATATATAACTCATAACGGCGCAAAGCCGCATAAAATCAAAATGGGAGTAGCATTTTACTCCGAAAGTATCTACATACTTATCCGTATACGCGGTTAAGAATATATCACATAGCAAAATCTGGCAGCAGTTCCGCCCTGTGCGCGGGGCGGGGAAAGGAGACGCATGAGCAAAAGTATAATGCAAGGCACAAAGGAGTGCTATATATGCAGACAGCTTCTTAATGAACAGGGTATATTTAAGCAGCTTACACCGTACAATCTCGAAGAACATCACATAATGCACGGCACAGCAAACAGAAAAGTATCTGAAAGATATGGACTAAAAGTATATTTATGCATAGCACATCATCGCACAGGAGATAACGCGGTACATAGATGCCGGGATATGGATTTGTATTTAATACGAAAAGGACAAGCGAGATTCGAACAGCTATACAGTCATGAAGAGTGGATGAGTGCGTTTGGAAAGAATTATATTTAAGAGGTGAAAGGAAATGGGAAACAACAAGGAAGAATCTGCAAGAAGGGAAGGTATGGCTTACGCTTTGCGGATTGCAAAGGAAAAAGGGATTGAAGCACTTGAAAAGGAGCTTGAATTCAGGAATATAACTAATATTCCTATTAAGGTATCAAAAGGGCAGATTGAAGCATTCGTTGAAGAAACAAAACAGACTATGTTTGACACTATTCTGCTGATGAGTTGCTACTCATTAAGAGATGCATTCGGGTTTGGAAATAAAAGACTTATGGATTTTAAGAATAAATTTTCTGAATACACAGAAAGTCTTTCAGGTGGGTACATGCAGTGGCAGGAGATAGCGGAGCAAATGACGGAAGAGACCGGGATTGAGTTTCATATCAGAAGTACAGATGAAAGATTGAGGTGCTGAGATATGATAAACGGAGAATTGATAGTTGACAACTTTGCGGGTGGGGGCGGAGCCTCCACCGGAATAGAAGAAGCTACCGGCTTTAGTGTGGATATAGCAATTAACCATGATCCTAAGGCTATTGCAATGCATAAAGCAAACCATCCGAATACAAAGCATTATTGTGAAGATGTATGGCAGGTAGACCCAGTGCAGGCATGTAATGGGCATCCTGTGGGGCTTGCCTGGTTCTCTCCGGACTGTAAACATTTCAGCAAGGCAAAAGGCGGTAAGCCAAAGGATAAGAATATAAGAGGTCTTGCATGGGTAGCGTGCCGGTGGGCTGGACTGGTAAGACCTAGAGTAATCATGTTGGAGAATGTAGAAGAATTCAAGACATGGGGACCACTGAACAGAGGGCATCATCCAATAAAAACAAAGCAGGGCAAGACATTTAATAAATTTGTAAACCAGCTGCAGGATTTAGGATATGAAGTGCAGTTCAGGGAGCTTGTGGCAGCAGATTACGGAGCGCCAACCATGAGAAAGAGATTCTTTATGGTTGCAAGATGTGACAAGAGACCTATTATATGGCCAGAGCCTACACATGCACCAGCAGACAGCGAAGCTGTGAAAAAGGGACTGCTAAAACCTTATGTTGGAGCATATACACAGATAGATTTTAGCAGACCATGCCCCAGCATATTTGATACATCTGAACAGATAAAGGAGAAATATGGAATAAAAGCGGTAAGACCATTAGCACCTAAGACAATGGAAAGAATCGCAAGAGGTTTGAAGAAATTTGTTTTGGATAATCCAGAGCCTTTTATTGTTCAGTGTAATCATGGTGGGGATAGAAGACCCCTGGATACTAAAGCCCCATTGCCGACTATTACAGGTAAACATGGATATGGAATTGTAGAGCCAATGCTTACACCGATTATTGATAAGGCATATGGTGGTAATTATCAAGGAAGTGGTAGCAGAGTCGATGAACCAATAGACACAATCACTACAGTAGATCATAACAGGCTGGTGGTGCCAACACTAATCCAGTACCATTCCGAGACAGCACAAGGAGAAGTAAGAGGGCAGACGATTAGAAATCCAATCATGACTGTGGATGGTTCAAACCGGTACGGACTGGTTACATCATTTTTGAGCAAATTTTATAAAAGCGGCACAGGACAGGATTTAAGAGAACCATTACATACCATAACCGCATCACCAGGGCATTTTGGAGAAGTCAGAGCGTTTTTAATTAAATATTACGGGGATGCAACAGGACAGGATATAGAGCAACCACTTGATACAGTTACAACAAAGGATAGATTTGGTTTAGTAACGATAGAAGGTGTGGATTATCAAATTGTAGATATTGGTTTGCGAATGTTGGAACCTAGAGAACTGTATGGATGCCAAGGATTTCCGGCAGATTACATAATTGACCGCGATTACACAGGAAAGACATATCCAAGAGCGGAGCAGGTTAAGAGATGTGGCAATTCTGTTAGTCCAATGGTACCTAATGCATTGGTAAGGGCTAACCTTAAAGAATTATGTATAGCGCAGAGAATGCCTAACTGCAGTATAAACGAGGAAAAGACAGGACAATTAAGATTTGCCTAATAAAATAATAAGGAGAATGATTATGATTAAATGTGATAAAGGAAGAATCAAAATGGAGGGAACACCCGCACTATTAACAGCAGAATTAGGAGTAATAACAAGGGAAGTGTATAGAGGCATGGTTAGAGCAGGACTCTCGGAGAATTTTGCTAAGAGCAAAATAGAGCATATGCAGGAAATTGCCCTGAATATCATTATGTAATGCAGGAAGGGGAAACTGGGATGAATAGAGATTGTATTATGATTAATCTGGAGCAGAGAGATTGTAAGGGGCTTGATGAGTTATATTGCGCCAAGGAGGATAAGCCTTGCCCATTCTATAAGCCGGTGGATAAATACAATAGAGATGGCAGCAGAAAGGCGGAAGGCAAATGAAAAGACTTACAAGTAATAAAAATACATCTGATATGTCTATGATTGAACTGGCACATAATAGTTGCTATATAGATAATAAGCGTAATGCAAGATACAGAGATTACAATTTAAACATTGACAGTAGGCAGCTTGCAAGAAATCTTATGAAAGATATTTGCAATGTAGATTTAACTGATTTGACAGATGCAGAATTTGAGGAATATATGGGTTCTATGCTTCAGTATGAAATAGATAGTACAGTAGGATTATTAGCTGTGTTTTATCGTAATTTATGGGCGATAGCTGATTTAAGAGAAAAACTGAAAGAATATGAGGACTTAGAGGAACAGGGCAGACTTGTCAAGTTACCTTGTAAAATCGGAGATGATGTTTATTTTGTTCCTAGTCAGGTCAATTACAAGCTGAACATATTAAATAGGCATAGTGAAAATAACAAAGTCTATCATCAGAAAGTAGAGAATTTCGTACTGACAAGGCGCGGCTGGTACTTAGAGTGTGATCAGGATGTTAAGTATGGAACAGAACATATTTTAACAGATAGGTTCTTTAATGAAACTTGGTTTCTGACAAAATCCGAAGCCGAAGCAAAACTGAAAGAATTGAGAGGTAAGAATGAATAAAAGAAAAGCAATATCTAAAAAAGTGAGACAATCTGTATATCTCATGTATAACGGACATTGTGCTTATTGTGGTACAGAAATAGCTTACAAAGATATGCAGGTAGACCATGCAACACCGCTTAGGATAGGTGGAGCAGACGACATTTCAAATTACATGCCAGCTTGTAGGAGCTGCAACCACTATAAAGCCACTTTAGATGTCGAGGGATTTCGAAAGTATCTTTCAAAAATACATAAAAGGCTTATGCGTGACAGCATACCTTATCAAGTGGCGGAGCGGTTTGGTATAGTAAAGCATATGTCGGATAATGTGAAGTTTTATTTTGAGAAAGTAGAAGGAGACGATTATGTGGAAAATAACAAAGAAAGACGGTATTGCAGTGGAGATAGAGAGGTGTCCGGATGAGCAGAAGACGACATAAGCACCTGAATGAATATACATGTTGTGAACAATGCTCTAAGAGTGTGGCAGCAGACGGAACATATACATGTAATAATAAGACAGTTATAGAGAATTACATGCCGGCGGAAGATTACTTCTGGTGTGATGGAGAGATGTTTATCAGAAGGGAACATGAATAAGTTACTTGGACCTATAAAGGAGCTAGACATGACTTATAAAAAGTTGTTAAAAGAAGCTAAAAAGCATATACGAACAAGAATTATTGATTACAAGCCTGCTAGTAGTATACATATAGCTGGAATAAATGATAATAGCCAGATACCAAATGCAATTATATGTTGGCTTAAAGATGGTTCACGGATAGTATATATTAGTGGCAATAGGAGGAAAAATGAGACTAATTGATGCGGATAAACTGAATTTTTCAGAACAACATTACAATAAAAGCCAGATGAAAGCGATTCTTGATTTTATTGATAATCAGCCAACAGCCTATGATGTTAATAAGGTTATTAATCAAATGGAAAAAGATAAATTCATTGACTGCGAGACTATATTATCAGATGTACATCAAGGATATAACGCTGGGCTAAGCAGAGCAATCGAGATAGTAAAGGCAGGTGATTCGTGAGTGACTAAAGAAAATGAGGATAAAAAGAAATGGTTAAAAAGATATCGTAGAACCAAAAGGAATCTGATAGTAACCGAACTTGCAGTAAAGGAATTGAAAGCAGCACAGATAATGGGAGCAAAGGGCAATGATGGAATGCCTAAAGGGAAAAATAACAGTTCCGATTTAAGTGATTATATAGTAAAACTGGAAGATAAAGAAAAGGAATATGAGAAAGCCAAAGAAAGTTACATTAAAATTTGTGATGAAATAATAAGTGCTATATATCTACTGCCAGATAGCAGGCAGCAGATGGTTTTGATATATAGATATATCACATCAGATAACAATGATTGGTCAGAAGTATTAATAAAAATGAGAGAAGCAGGGGAAGCGTATTCAATGCGACAGATATATAATATACATGGCGAAGCACTTAGAAATCTAAAAATATCTTAGAAATTTAGAATAATAAGCTTGACATATGGTACACCATATGATAATATATACTTGTAAGGAGGTGATACATATGTCAGACAAAAAAGAAAAGTCCGAAGACGCATTAAAGACTTGGCTGGTCGGTGCATCAACGGACTTGGTTATCGGAATAATACTTCTTATTCTCGATAAGCTTCTAAGTTAGCTTAGAAAACAAGGAATGGGGCGAAAGCCCTGTTCCACTTAATAATATAACATAGTTTCAAGAAAGGAGCAAATGTATGTTAGGTAAGTTAGGAATATTTTTTATAGCGATAGGAATAGCAAAGATGATTATATACACGGTAAAGAAAGCGAGGAGTAATAGATGCCAGTAGGAGAACCTAATAAGCAGACAATAGCATCTGCCAAGTATCAGAAAAAGGCAGGGTATATATCTAAGTCATATAAGCTTAAGAAAGATATAGTTGAAGCATTTGCTGACAAATGCAAAGAGAACGGAGAGAGTCAGGCGGAAGTTATAACAAGGCTTATGAATGAATACATAAGTAAAAAGCGCTAAGTTGCACCGGTACAACGTATATTAACAATATACTGGCAGCAGGCAAAAGATTGCAGTGAATTGCAGTTTTAAATGTGATATTATGTATTTATAAAAGATTGCAGTAAATTGCAGTTTTAAATGTGTTATAGTATAAACTACAGAAAGAGCAAGGGAATCTTAAACGGATTCCCTTTTTGATTGCAATGGAATTTGATTACAATAGTAAGAGATGGAAACAGAAGAGAGCCAGAATACTAAGGCGGGACAAGTATATGTGTGTTGAATGCAGGAAGTATGGACGACAGAGAGAAGCAGTCACGGTTCATCACATCAAACATGTAGATGAATACCCAGAGCTTTCCTACATAGATTCTAATCTTGAAAGCCTGTGCAATGCTTGTCATAATAAGATGCACCCTGAAAAGGGCGGATATAAAGCATAGCCCCCCTGTTTAAATAAAAAATTTTTAAGCTGTCTGGGACCGGGGAGGGGAGACGTTTCCAACTCTGCAAAAAATTATCAGGGAGGGGGAATGCCAAAATGGAGTCTGAAAAATGGAGAAGAAAAATCAAGGACAATCTCAAGAAATTAGGCACTTATGACGCTGCTTATAACTCTGTCATAAATACCCTGGCAGATACCCTGGAACAGCGCGATAAAGTTTACGGAAATTATAAGAAAAATGACGAAGACATGATTGTTGAGTATACCAACAAAGCAGGCAAGACTAACATGGTTACAAATCCTAAGATTATATTATGGAATGAGCTTAACAAGACAGCATTGTCGTATTGGAAGGAACTTGGATTGACACCTTCCAGCTTAAAGAAGATTGGAGGGGCAAGACCAGAGGAGAAGCCGACAGGTCTTGCAGCAGCACTTGCTTCAATTGAAAGCTAAGAACTGGAGTACAGTAATTGAATATGCAGAATCAATACGAGATGGAAAGAAAGTAGCTTGTTTGGAACTTAAGCAGGCAGTAGACAGATTCTTTCGTGATCTGGACAATCCAGAATATGAAGTCAATCCAAAAGCTCCAGAATTCTGCATACAGATAATTGAAAAAACAATAAAGCATCAGCAGGGAGAGCGTATCGATGGAACACCATTGAGAGGCACTCCTTTTTTATTAGAGCCATTTCATAAATTTATAATATATAACCTTGTTGGTTTTTATCACAAGGGTACAGGCATTGTAAGATTTCATGAGGCTCTTATATTTATACCGCGAAAGAACATAAAGACTTCTTTTGCAGCTGCATTAGCATGGGCGTTGTCATTATGGTACAGGCGTTCAGGGTCAAAGGTTTATATTGCTTCAGCGGCATTAATGCAGTCGCTTGAAAGCTTTAATTTCCTTGATTACAATGTCACAGCAATGGGGGAAAAGAAAGTAAGAGGAAAGAAAGGGGGAAGCGTAAATGTTATTGATAACAACAATGAGCACAGTATGGAAGCCACCCTCCCGGATGGGAGCTTTTATATAAGAGCATTAGCAGCAAATCCGGATGCACAGGATTCTCTTAATTGCAATATTGCAATTGTTGATGAAATACATGCCTTAAAAAAGCCCAAGCAATACAATCTGTTCAAAGAAGCTATGAAGGCATACACCAATAAGCTTATTATAGGTATATCAACGGCAGGAGATAATGAGAATTCATTTTTGGGAAACAGATTGAAGTATTGCAGAAAAGTGTTAGATGGGACTGTTAAAGATGAACAGTACTTTATATTTATGTGCTGTGCTAATCCTGATGAGAATGGTGATATTGATTATACGAATCCAGAGGTACATGAAATGGCCAACCCTGCTTACGGTGTATCCATTCGCCCAGAAGAGCTGATGAATGATTCGTTACAGGCACAGAATGACCCACAGCAGAGAAAGGATTTCTTTGCAAAGTCGTTAAATGTATATACATCTGCTATTAAAGCATATTTTGACATTGAAGAATTTAGAAGGTCCGATTCTAAGTACAGTTGGACACTTGAACAGTTGGCAAAGCTCCCAATAAAATGGTATGGTGGCGCAGACCTGTCAAAGATGCACGATCTTACGGCTGCATCGCTATATGGTAATTATAACGGGACAGACATAATAATACCTCATGCATGGTTTCCTGTTACGGCAGCATATAAAAAAGCGGATGAGGATAATATTCCTCTGTTTGGCTGGAAAGATAATGGTTGGCTGGATATGTGCAACAGTGCAACTGTTAATCATGCGGATATAGTTAATTGGTTTATAAGCATGAGAAAGAAAGGATTCAAGATTGTTGAAGTTGGACATGACAGAAAATTCTGCAGGGAATATTTTATTGGAATGAAAAGAGCCGGCTTTAAGATTGTTGACCAGCCACAGTATTTTTACAAGAAATCAGAAGGTTTCAGACACATAGAAAAAGCTGTTAAAGATGGTAAATTGTACTACCTTCACTCAGAAGCTTATGAATATTGCGTTGAAAATGTGAGCGCAATAGAAAAAACAGATGACATGATTCAATATGATAAGGTTCAGCCGGAGCAGCGAATAGATATATTTGACTGCTCTGTTTTTGCGTGCATAAGGTATTTGGAAAATCTGGAAAAATCCAGCATCGCGTCAGGCTGGTTTGGAGGAAGTAAAAAGTGAGTAAAAGAAGAAAGAAACAAAATGTAAAAAGAGATGCTTCAGTTGGATTCCTTCTTTCTGGAGATGCATATACGACGCTATGTGGTGATGGATATACTCCATTAAACAAAAATCCGGAAGTAGTGACAGCATGTGGAGTAATAGCAGAACTGATTGCGTCAATGACAATTTATCTGATGTGTAATACAGACAATGGCGACATAAGGATTAAGAATGAATTAAGCAGGAAGCTTGACATTAACCCTAACAGATTCATGACGAGACATACATGGGTAAAGTGGATTGTAATGAATATGTTGCTTGGCGGAAAAGGGAATGCAGTTGTATATCCTACAACGGACGATGGCATATTAGGAGATATGATATTAATCCCACCAAGTCAGACATCATTTCTGCAGGATGGATATGGATATCAGATAGGGATAAATGGACAATATTATGATCCTGATAATGTACTGCATTTCGTATATAACCCGGATGAAAATTATCCATGGAAAGGCCGTGGGATAACGGTTGAGCTTAAAGATGTAGCTCAGAATCTTAAACAGGCATCAGACACAAAGAATGCATTTATGTCAAATAAGTTTCAACCAAGCCTGATTGTTAAAGTAGATGCCTCTGTAGAGGAGTTCCAGTCGCCAGAAGGCAGAGAAAAGTTATTAGAGGATTACACAGCGGGGGTAGAACAGGGAAGGCCTTGGATGCTGCCTGGAGAAATGATTGATATAAAAGAGATAAGACCATTGACTCTAGGAGATTTAGCATTAAACGATTCTGTTGTTCTTGATAAAAAGACGGTTGCATCTATTGTTGGAATACCAGCATTTCTTTTAGGTGTAGGAAATTACAATAAAGATGAATATAACAATTTTATATCGCGGAAAATAAAGGCAATTGCAGAAGAAATTGAACAGGAATTAACTAGAAAATTGCTGATAAGTCCTAACTGGTATTGGAAATTCAATGTCCAGAGCCTTTATGCGTATGATATTAAAACAATCAGTGATGTATACAGCAATCTCTATGTAAGAGGTCTGTTTACGGGAAATGAGGTAAGAGATAAGCTTGGGGCATCTCCTATGGAGGGACTTGATGAACTTGTCCTTTTAGAAAATTATATTCCACTGGATAAGATAGGAGACCAGAAAAAACTTATACAGGAAGGAGATACGGATGGAAATTAAAGATATAGGAATGCAGATTCGCTCTGCAGAAAGTAAATTTAATACGAGGGAAGACGGAGAAGACCTTTACATTGAAGGATACTTCTCCGTTTTTAATAGCAACTATGAATTATGGCAGGGAGCAACAGAATCTATTGATTCTCACGCTTTCGACAATGCGCTTGGTGATGATATCCGGGCATTGGTTGACCACGACACGCATTTGGTGCTAGCAAGGAACAAAGCAGGCACACTTGAATTGAAAATTGATTCGCGCGGATTATGGGGAAAAATCAGAATTAATCCGAAAGATTCTGATGCAATGAACCTGTATGAAAGAGTGAAGCGTGGAGATGTTGACCAGTGTTCTTTTGGATTTGACATTCTTGACCAGGAGACCGAGTACCGGGAAGATGGAACAGTTCATTGGACAATCAAGAGCGTAAAGCTGTATGAAGTATCAGTATGCACATTCCCGGCATATGAGGACACTTCGGTGTCAGCTCGTAAGAAGGATTACGAGGATATCAAAAAGAGAAGATCAGAATTGTGGAAAACACAGATGACTGCACGAATTAAAGGAGGAAAATAATGGCATTAAAGGCATTAATGCTTCGTAAGAAGCTCACAGACGCAAAGAAGGCTCTTGATGAAGCAAGAGCGAAGACAGCCACTTTTGAGACTAGAGAAGCAGAGCTTGAACAGGCTATAAGTGAAGCTGAAACTGATGAGGAAAAGCAGGCTGTAGAAGAGGAAGTTGAAAAGTTTGAAACAGAGAAGAAGGAACATGATGAAGAGGTTTCTAAGCTGGAAAACGATGTAGCTGCTATAGAAAAAGATCTTGCAGATACAGAGGCTGAACAGCCAAAACCAGCGGCAAAGCCAGAAGAGAGAGGAGAAAGAAAGACAATGACAACAAGAAAATTCTATGGAATGGATATGCAGGAAAGAGACAGGTTCTTCGCCGATGATGGAGTTAAGAATTTCCTTGGCGAAATCAGATCATGTATCAAGGAAAAGAGAGCATTAACCAATGCTGGATTAACAGTACCAGAGGTAATGCTTCCACTTATCAGGACTAAGGTAGAGGAAACATCTAAGCTTGTCGGAAGGGTAAATCTTGCTACAGTGAGTGGTAAAGCAAGGACAAGAATCATTGGCACAATACCGGAAGCAATATGGACAGAAATGGTTGGAACACTTAATGAACTTGATCTTAAGTTTTACGATGACGAAGTTGATGGCTATAAGGTGGGAGGATTTATTCCAGTGCCTAATTCTATACTTGAAGATAATGATGTAGACCTTGCTTCTACTATCATTGATGCATTAGGTAAGGCAATTGGAAAAGCACTTGATAAAGCTATTGTGTATGGAACAGGAACAAAGATGCCATTAGGTATAGTTACAAGATTAGCACAGGCTGCACAGCCTGAAACATATAGCGCAACAGCAAGACCATGGGCTGATTTACATAAATCACATATAATTACAGGAACAGGTGCTACAGGACTTAATCTTTTCAAAGAAATACTCACTAATTCAGGTGTAATTGAAAATGATTATATTGAAGATGGTCTGGCATGGCTGATGAATAAGAAAACACATGATAAGATTAAGATTCAGTCCCTTGATAAGAATACTAACGCTCTTATTGTTGCTGGTATGAATAATACAATGCCGCTTATCAATGGAGATATCATTGAACTTTCATTTGTACCAGATGACAATATTGTATTTGGATATTTACCAGCATATTTACTTGCACAGAGAGCAGGCACAGAAATAGGCCAGTCAGAGCATGTAAAATTCATTCAGGACCAGACTGTATTTAAGGGAACTGCGAGATATGATGGAAAGCCTGCAATTGCTGAGGCATTTGGTGTACTCACAATTTCATCAGCAGCACCGACAACAACGGTAACATTTCCAACAGATACAGCTAAGTAAGAGAGGTGATAAGCTTTGGACAACGCAAGCATATTGGAAATCATGAAACAGGATATAGGCATATCAGTTGAACTTCCACCAGAAAGAGAAGTATTTTTGACTAATTATATTGAGTTGGCCAGAGCTGCCATCGCAAGGGAAGGCATAACCGTTCTTGATAATATTGAGGACGGTATGCTTGTTGAAATGTATGCATCATATCTGTACCGAAACAGGAAAGAGGATAAACCTATGCCGAGAATGTTAAGGCTGGCACTTAATAACCGAAAATTAAGCAGGAAGGAGTTAAGTGATGGAGGGATATCTTGAACTTATAACGCCTGTATATGAAAATGATGAACTGAACCAAAGCATTAAGACAGGAGAAAAGGTTGATTCTGTATGGGTTGAAGAAATATCTGTTACACGGAGTGAGTTCTATAATGCCGGTAATAGCGGGCATAAAGCACAGTTAGCATTTAAGACAGCCTCAGCAAACTATAATGGTCAGAGTGAATGCAGATTTTGCAAGAAAGCATACAGCATATATCGTACATATAAGTCTGATAATGAGACGATTGAACTTTATCTTGAAGAAAAGGTGGGAATAATGTGAAGATAGGAATAGATAGTTTGTCAGAAACCGTAGCACAGGAATTAAGCAATTATTCAAGAGAAGTAAATAAGACTCTGCGAGATGAGGTGAAAACAACAACTAAGCAATGTGTTAAAGATATCAGGGAGGCTGCTCCAGAGGATACGGGAGCATATAAGAAGAGCTGGACATCCAAGGTTCAATATGAAAGTGAAGATGATATCCGGACAGTTGTATATTCAAAGGGAACAGGAGCAAGCTTAACACATCTTCTTGAGAATGGACATGCGAAGGTTGGCGGAGGAAGAGTAAAAGCATATCCGCATATTGCTCCGGCAGAAGAAAAAGCAAGCGAAAGCTTGTTTAACAGAGTGAAGGTGAGATTAGGAAAATGAAGCTTGGAGATTTAATAAAAATATTAAGTACAACAAGTATTCCAACAACATACAGAGCGTTTGAAGAAGGGAAGTCGCCAGGGCTTCCCTTTATATGTATAGTTGATGCAGATACAGATAATTTTTTTGCAGATGGCAAGGTATGGCATGAAATTCATGCAGTTAATATTGAGCTGTATACGAAGAGTAAAGATATAGAAACGGAAAACAAAGTAAAAAAGGCACTTAATGATAACGAGATACCATGGCAGCAGACGGAGGTATACATTGAATCAGAAAAGTGCTATGAGCAAATATTTAGTATGGAGGTATGACATGGGAAAGAATAAGGTTAAGTACAATCTTAAAAACGTACATATTGCAGTAAAAAAGGCATCTGGGACATATGACACACCATTTGAGTTACCCGGAGCGGTAAATATGTCACTTAGTCCACAGGGAGGACTTGAACCGTTTTATGCGGATGGTATCAAATATTCTGTCAGTTCGACTAATAATGGCTATGAAGGAGATCTTGAGATTGCTCTTGTCACAGATGAATTCAGAACGCAGATATTTAAAGAGTACACAGATAACAATAAAGTTATGTTTGAAGATGCAGATGCACCGACAGTAGAATTTGCGCTCGGCTGTCAGATCGATGGAGATGCAAAAGAAACAATGTTCTGGTTTTATGGCTGTACAGCAACAAGACCGAATGTTGATGCACAGACCAATGAGGATAAGAAAACACCGCAGACGGATAAGCTCACAATATCTGTTGCCGGTGATGATTTTACTGTTGGTGGAAAGAAGAAACGACTGGTAAGAGCCAAGTCAACAGAGGAAACCACTACTTCACTGGAAACATGGTTTGAAAATGTTGTTTCACCGGTTGAAGCTGCATAAGGAGAATAATTATGGCAACAAAAAGAAATATAGAAATTGGTGGTATAGTATGCCACTTTAGAAGCTCAGCAGCAGTACCAAGAATATATCGACTGATGTTTTCAAGGGATTTGTTTAAAGACATGTCAAAGCTGGCAGATGAATTGGATAAATCAAACAGACTGGAAGAGAAAGAAAAGAAAAAGGCGGAAGCAGAGGGCAGGGCTTATGTTAAGTCAAGCGCTCTGCCTCTTTCATCTTTGGAAATGTTTGAGAACATCGCATATGTTATGGCTAAACATGGAGACCCGTCACAGCCAGATAATATAGAGGAGTGGCTGGATCAATTTGAAATGTTTGATATTTATGAGATTTTACCTCAGATATTAGACATGTGGAAAATTGAAACACATCAGGAATCAGAACCAAAAAAAGTGTAGGCGAGATTGACAGAGAACTTAATACTCCTTTGTATTTGCTTAGGGTTGTTCAGTTAGGGATATCAATATCAGATTTAGAGCTGTTAAGCATAGGATTGGTGAATGATATGTTTATTGAATATAACAACGATGATTGTGAGTATGCAAGAAAAGCAACACAGGAGGATATAGACGCTTTATAGGAGATAAGTATGGCTGGAACAAAAATAAGAGGAATAACAATAGAGATTGGCGGCGATACATCAGGTCTTAATAAAGCACTTGGTTCGGTTAATTCGCAGATAAAAAGCACCCAATCTCAGTTAAAAGATGTTGAGAGATTATTAAAATTAGATCCAAGTAATACAGAACTTCTTACACAGAAGCATAAACTTCTTAAAGAGGCTGTTACAGAGACTAAGGATAAGCTTAAAACATTAAAAGAAACACAGGATAAAATAGATAGTGGAAAGGTTACTACATCGAAAGAAGCTTATGATGCCTTAAAAAGGGAAATAGTGAGTTGTGAAACGAGTTTGAAAGACTTGGAGAAACAAGCGGCACAGAGCAATATCAGTTTAGTAAAAGCGGGACAGGCATTTGATGGTATAAGCCAAAAGACAAGCGGTGTTGGCAAAAATATGTCGAAATTAACAGCTACTGTTGCAGGAGTAGGAGCTGCAGGAATAGGTGCGGCAATGTCGCTGGATGATGGATATGATACGATTATTACAAAAACAGGCGCAACAGGAAAGGCACTGCAAGAACTGAATGATGTCGCTGATGATATATATAGCTCAATGGCTGTATCAATGGAGGATGTGGGAATAGCAGTTGGTGAAGTTAATACAAGATTTCAGGCAACTGGAAAACAACTTCAGGATTTATCAGAGGAATTTTTAAAATTTGCACAAATTAATGGAACAGATCTGAATACTTCTATAGATACAACCGATGCAATAATGACCAAGTTTGGTATTGACACATCAAGAACATCTAATGTTTTGGGCCTATTTACTAAAGTTGGCCAAGATACGGGAATATCAATGGATACATTGCTAAACAGTCTGCAAACAAATGGTGCATCATTGCAGGAGCTAGGCTTTAGCCTTACGCAGTCTACCATGTTGCTTGCTCAGATGGAAGCAAGCGGTGTGGATACAACAATTGGTATAACATCATTAAAGAAGGCTGTTACTAATCTTACTGACAGTGGGAAACCATTAAATACAGCATTGTCAGAAGTTATATCATCAATAAAAAATGCAAAAAGTGATACGGAAGCATTAAATATTGCGTCATCAACCTTTGGAAGTAAAGGTGCTGCTGAAATGTCGAAAGCTATAAGAGATGGAAGGTTAGATATAAACGATTTAGCAGCATCATTGCAAAGCTATGGTTCTGTAGTATCAGAAACATTTGAAGAAACACAAGACCCATGGGACGAGGCAACAATTGCAACCAATAATCTCAAACTTGCCGGAGCAGATTTAGGTTCAACTTTATTGGAAACATTAACACCTAAAATAAATAGTACGGTTGAAGCAATTAAAAATTTTGCACAATGGTTCAGAAGCTTATCAGACGAACAAAAAAACATCATATTGATAATTGCCACATTAGTGGCAGCAGTAGGACCGCTTTTTATATTTATCGGCCAAATGGCTGGTGGAGTCTCGGCAATAATAAAAGTTGTTCAGATACTGATACCTATAGTGAGCTGTTTAAATGCTGTATTAGCTACGAATCCTATAATATTAATAATTGCTGGAATAACTGCTCTGATAGTTGCAATTATACTTTTATACAATAAGTGTGAATGGTTTAGAGATGGTGTGAATGCTATAGTAGGAACAATTGTGGATTTTGCAAAAGATGTTTGGGAAAAGATAAGTACATTTTTTACTGAAACTATTCCAAATGCTTTTGACGCTGTAATATCTTGGTTTAAAGATAACTGGCAAGGTCTTTTGCTCCTTTTAGTGAATCCGTTCGCCGGAGCTTTTAAACTATTATATGATAACTGTGAAGGATTCAGAAATTTTGTAAATGGTTTTGTAGAAAAAGTAGTGGATGCATTTACAGGATTTGCGTCTGACATAAAAGAAAGAGCTGTAAGCATAGGAACACATATTACAGATGGAATTGAAGTTGCAATAGATTATATTCGTGATTTACCACACAAAATGACAGAGTGGGGCAAAGATATGATTGATGGATTTGTAGCAGGAATAAAATCAAAAGTAAGTAATGTTGAAAATGCTGTTATAGGTATAGGCAATAAAATTAAGAGCTTTCTTCACTTTTCAAGACCAGATGAAGGTCCTTTGCGCGATTATGAAACTTGGATGCCTGATTTTATAGGAAGAATGGCAGAGCAGATAGAGCAACAGAAGGGTAAAATAACTAATGCTGTACAGAGTATGGCGGGGGAAATGAAATTTACACCAGCTATAGCAGGTACATCTAGTACAACAAGCAACACCACAAATATATTTAATGGAAATTATAAGTTTAATGATAAGTCTGATATTGATTATTTTATGAATCAGGCGGCGCTTAGACTGAAAGGAGCACGATGATAGTTAATGGTACAGATTTAAGAGCTAAATATGGTTCAGATGTTACATGGCTTAGTCAGACGGTGAATCCTCGGACAGTGAATGTGTATAATAATCGGCTTGATGGTGCAATAGACCCAGCTAAATATAAGAAGACAAAGTATACTGAATTTGAGATATACATTGAAATGCTTGTTAAATCTGAAAGTAAAGAAGATTGTGAAAAGTTAATGAGTTCTCTGATGGCAGACTTTGAATCAGGAATTGTTCAGCTGGATGACATGGAATTCTTATATAAGTTTGATATGGCCAAGGAGCAGAGAGAATTAAAGAAAAGATGGTTATATCATTATGAATTGACATTAACAGGTCATGCAAAACTTGGAAAGCCAGTTAATGAGAGCTTTACAGGAACAGAATACACAACAACTATTAAAGGCACAGCAGAAACTCCTGCTGTGCTTTCTTTAACATCAGATATTGCGTTAGGAAGTCTTACAGTAGAAGGTTTAACTGAAGATATTATTACAATTTCCAATGTTGGAAGAAACACAAGTATTCTGATTGATGGAGAATCATGCCAAGTAACTGAAAACGGCGAAGATATATTTGATAAGGTTGATTTATGGAGCTTTCCAAGGGCAAGTCCTGGAGATATTAAAATTAAGCTGGGAAGCACATGCAGTGCAAAATTAAGCTATTATCCAAGATATATTTAAGGAGGCAATATGAAACTTAAGTTAGGTGAAATAAAAGAGGAGATAATTGGACTACGGAAGGTCTATGATAAGAAGCTTCCGGTGGCATTAAGCTATTCTATAGCTACCAATGAGAAAATGCTTTTTGAAAAGTATAAAGAAGTTGAGGAACATCGTGAAAAAATATTCAAAGAGGTTTGTCTGAAAGATGATGACGGTGTACCAATTATGCTTGAAGATGAGAAAAAGGGCACTAAGGAATATACATTTGAAACAGATGCTATAAAGAATGAGGCAATTTCTAAGGTAGAAGAACTTTATGAGCTTGATGAAGATTTTGACATTAGAACAGTAACGATGAATGTTATTGAGCTTACAGAAACAGATCCTAAGTATGATATTCTTACAGCACAGGATATGTCAGCATTATTATTCATGATTAAATAAGAGGAGGAGCGGCTATGCTGAAATACATTGATAAAAATGGCAAGAAAAAGCCGCTAATTGAATATTCGGATCTGTGTGTTGAAGAGGTGCTTGACTATGGAGATAAGACATTAACATGTAATGTTTCTATGAAATGTTCTGTGGCGCTGGAGGATATAATCAGGACCAGAACCAATGAATATGTAATAAAGCAGAAAAACGGACTGGCTGATGATGGTACATATACAGTAACAGCAAAACTTAACATTGACGAGCTGGAAGGGACTCCTTTTATATCTTTTGATACAACTGAAAAGACAGCACTGGAGGCAGCTCAGTTAGCTCTTGCTGGTACTGGGTGGACATGCGAATGTGATGTAAAAAAGAAGCGTACCATAAGAATGACAAATGCCTCATCATGGGAAATATTAAAAAAGATAGTTGATACTTATATGCTGGAAATGCAAATTGACAGTATAAATAAGGTTATCAGATTAAAGGAAAAAATTGGTTCGTATAAGGGAGCATATTTTACAGACCAGATCAACTTGATATCTTTAGAGAGTCAGGCAAATACAAATGATTTTTATACAAGGATTTATCCAATAGGAAAAGATGGACTGACAATTGAAAGTGTAAATAATGGCAGTACCGTATTGGAAAATCATATATATAGTTCTAAAAATAAGACATATATATGGAAGGATGAAAGATATACGGATCCGCAAAGTCTGAAAGAAGACGCTGCCGAGAAGCTGGCAGACATGGCACAGCCATATATTGCATATAGCTGTTCAATACTTGATTTGTCTCAGAACAGCAAGAAATATAAGAATTACAATATTGGAGATGAAGTTGTATTAATAGACAGCTTTTCTAAGACGAAGATTAAGCAGCGAATAAAAAAGATATCAAGATATCCTGATGATCCTAGTAAAGATACATGTGAAATCGCTAACCTTAAGCTCACATTTACTGAGATGCAGCAGAAACTTAACGATGCAGCAGACACAGTAAATAATATTACAACTGACAATGGAACAGTAGATGGCAGCTCTATAGATGATATGGATGCCAATAAACTAACAAATGTTGATGATGTAGTATCTAAAACGGAAAGCTTTAAGAGCATTAAAACAGAAGTATTAACTGTTACAGGTGAGTTACAGAGTGCGTCAGGTAAAATCGGAGAACTTGAAACCAATAAACTTGATTCAGAAACGGCAAGGATTACATATGCAACAATAGAAAATTTAAAAGGCCTTTCTGGAGAATTTGAGCAGTTCAAGACAAATGATTTTACTGCGATAACAGGAAAGATTAATGACCTAACTGTTGGGGTAGAGAAAGTAAATACTCTTATGTTTGGCTCTGCAAGTGGTGGAAGTCTTACGACAGAGTTTTCCAATTCAGTTATAAGCCTTATAGGTGATGCACAGATAAAAAGCGCAATGATAGAGAGCATTGATGCTAAAAAGATAATGTCTCTAGATATTGATACAACAGATGTAAAGGTACACAGCAAAGACGGCAAATCACAGTGGACTGATAATACTATTCAGATTAGTGATAGCAATAGGCTTCGCGTTCAAATCGGAAAAGATGCATCAGGTGACTATAACATGTATGTGTGGGATTCAAAAGGCAGCTTGATGTTTGACGCGTTAGGACTTACAGCAAAAGGCATACAAAGAGAGATTATCAGAAATGATATGGTATCTCAGGACGCAAATATATCAGCCGGGAAACTGGATATAGCAAGCCTTTTTAATGTTATTAACAATGATGGCACACATACGCTTAAGAGCAACAAGATATATCTGGATGATGCAGCACAGACACTTAATGTTCTTCTGCAGAATATAAAGACCAGCTCTGGAAAGGATTATTCCGAATGGGGAAGCTTATTAAAGCAGTCTGATGATTTTATAACACAGAAGCTTTGGTGGACAGAAAACATAGACGGAACCAGTGTTAAGGAGAAATTCTCTAATGTTAATCAGACGCTGCAGGAATACAGAGTAAGTCTGTCTAATCTGGCCAAGTACGATAATGAGATATACCTTATATCTTATGTGCCAACGAAGGATAATTATCCGGCTTGGGATTGGTGTGTTCCTGTTTATCCATCCGACACACAGTTTCCACGCGAAGAAACATGGCAGTATAACGATACTGAGTGGGATAAGTATATTGGAAAGGTTGCTTACTGGGAGAGTGAAGGCAGAGCATGGCGTTTCATTCGTAATACAGATGGAAGCCATGGTTGGAAAGAGATACCTAATTCGGAAACAGCTTATATGCTGAAGCAAAATTCTGCATTAAGAATCAATCTTGATAGCATAAGTAGCAGTTTGTCATTAACTCAGCAGGATTTAAAGGGCAATTATAGCACAACAACGCAGATGAACAATGCTATAACACAAGCAGTTAGTGCAGAGAGTGGTAGCATTAAAAGCGAGATTTCTAGAACATATGTTACCAGTGATATGTTGTCAGAAAGCTTAAACGGTATCGATGAAAGTATAGGCAATCTCCAAGAGGAGCAGCGGTATTACACTAAAACTGAACAGCTTGACAATTATATAAAACAGCTAATTACAGACGACACAACTGAAACAAGCATTGTACTAAGTGGCGAGTATGCTACCAGAAGTTATGCTGATAAAGTTGGTACTGACGCAATAGCAACAGCGGGAAGTAATACGAACAAAATACTTGAAAGCTATTCCACAACAGCAAAAATCATTAGTGAGATTAATCCTGGAAGCACTTCGATTTCAGCGGCAGTAACAGCAAAGCTTGGGGAGTACGCAACATCTGCAAGCCTGACTGCATTTATAAAAAATGAAAACGGACAGCTTCGTTCTGCAATCGAAGCGATTGCAGACGATATAACACTTAATGCGAGCGGAGCAATTAATATAAGCGGTAATAAGTCTGTTAATATTAACGGGAATTTGTTCACGCTAAATAGCACAAATACCACTATTGATGCAGACGGAACTATAAGATGTGATAACCTGATATCGAGCAATGCGAAAATAACAGGAGGTTCTATTAACATAGAGACTGATACATCAACATACAGTGCGATTAAATTATCTTATGGAGATGCTTATTTGAAGGAATCACCATATCATATAGAAATGTACAATCCAAATGTTAAAACACATAACAACATTGATGCACATGGTGTTAGCATTATTGGAGATGACAATGTGGTAATAAATGCTATTACAGATTTTGGTGTAGATATTAGAAAAGGAGTTCTATATGTGGATTCAGAGGCTACGGTAAGATTGGACACAGATTGTAACAATATATCTATATATCATTCATCATTGGGAAGACGATGCTATCCAGCAATGTATACACACAACCCTGTTGCATTTGATTGGGATGGAAGTGTATTAAGAATATATGTAGACGACACAATAGTAGCTTCATGGATATGGGGCGAGCAAAGATGGGAGTAATATAAATCCGCATAGTGCGGTAGAAAGGAATTAAGTTATGTTAAATACAACAAAGAGTACATCAGTAAATGGAAATAGTTCTATAGAAGGAAAGATTGTAGTCACATTTTCAGCCAATATACCTTCATCAGGAGAGATTTCTCTTAGTAAAAGAATTCAGAATAAAAAAACGTATCTTGAAAATCAGGACGAATGCGATACAGATTACGCTAATTTTGAAACGGAAGTAATGGCAGCAATTAAGGAGATGTAATTATGAGTTTATCCGGATTTATAGCCTACAAAAGAGTAGGTTGGACGGGGCAAACACCGTGGAACCCAACAAACCTTAACATAATGGATAAGGGAATTAAAGATAACAATGACATGATTGCTAATCTCAGAAGTGAGGTAAGTGCACTAAACAACAATATTGACGTTAAAAACTGTTTTTGCAAAAATATTGCAAGTGTAGATGGTACTTGGGAAGGTTATGGCTACAATTATTGCTATTATAATAAATCTACCAAAACAGGGATTTTATACTATGCTTCAAAAATTGAAACATCAGATTCTGCACAGAATAATTTTACCGGATATTATGATGTGACAACAGTTCTTGAAAATATGGGTATTACTAGCTTTAATAAAATATTGGAAAGCAATTATACTCCTTATGATGCCACAGGTGTAGTTCGAGCAAAGTTGATAGGCTATGGAACAACATTGTTATATAGCTCTGCAAGCCAACATTATTCCTTTGCAAGATACTATACGAAAGATGGAAAGAAAGGCGCATGGGCAACAAGCGAATTCCAAAAGGGTGATTATATTATAGGCTCACTTATATTTAGCTAAGCTTCGAATACTTCTGTTAGTAATTGCACCGTCGTATTTAATATTATTGCTGTTTAGTTAACTTAGAGCGGCGAGAATTTACCTCCGATATATAAAGAAAAACAATATCGGAGGTATGTATGGAAGAACAGTTAAGAAAAGATTTGATTATGGCCGCAGCAAGATATATGGCAGATAGAAAGGTAGAGAAGACCACTCTGGACAACGAGAAGCGGACACTCTCTGCCTTTTTTAATGATATTACTGTTTTGTGAATATATATATCTGAAAAATAAATAAGAAAATCCATAAACATGGCCATAAGTGGTTATGTTTATTTGTTATACACATTTTACCAGTCTTGGGACAGGCTTTTTAAATATTATAAGGAGGTATCTAAGATGTACTATGATGATTCTTAGCTGAAATATGTTTCTGAATAAAAATGAGAGTTGCACCAGTGCAACAGAAAGGACATTATATGGAAAAATTAAAAGTAATTGTAACAGCGGTGTGGAGCATTATATTAAGTGCTCTGGGAATTTTAGCAATCCCGGTATTATTACTTATAACATGTAATTTGATAGATTATTTTACAGGTATTGCAGTTTCTAAATTTAGAAAACAACAGATAGATAGTTATAAGGGAATAAGAGGAATTGCAAAGAAAATATGTATGTGGCTTTTAGTAGGAGTTGGTGTGATAATAGACCAGCTCCTTTCTTATTCTGCAAAAGTTGTAGGAATAACATTACCTTTTACATTTCTTGTAGCATGTGTCGTAGCAATCTGGCTTATATGCAACGAAATCATAAGCATATTAGAAAATATCAATGACATTGGAGTAACACTTCCACCATTTTTGCAGCCAATAGTGAAGAATCTTAAGTCACAGGTAGAAAAGAAAGCAGATATAGAAGAAAGAGAGGATAAGTAATATGAGAACATTTCCAGTGATTAGCACAAAGTATGAGCATGTAAACAACTTTATTAACACTCTTGCACCAGTGGTGTGCAATGCATGGATTAAATACAGAAGAGAAGAAAAGAAAACAATAAGCCCAGCTGTAATTCTTGCACAGGCTGCTAAAGAATCTGGTTGGAATTTAGGGGCTGCTTCACTTTTTGGAATTAAGGGAAGCGATGCAGAATATGATACGACAGAGTATATTGATGGAGAATACATAAACATTAAAGATTCCTTTGAAAAGTATCCTGATGTAATGGGTGCTGTATATGGATATATTGATCTGATGCAGTGGAATAATTATGATGATGCAACAGCAGCAAATACAGTCGAAGGAGAGCTTTATGGGCTTACAAATGCTGTGAACAATACAGACAGAGATGCAGAAGGTAACTGGGTTGGATATAACTATGCAACCGCTCCGGATTACTATGAGACAACACTTGCCATTATTAATGACTTTGGTCTTAGAGTATTTAACGATTATGTATGGTCTGTTGTTAATGAAACAGATGATACAGAAGAGATAGAACAGCCTTCAGAAAAACTTGACGAGAGTGTTATTGATGCAATTTACCGTGGTGAGTACGGTGATGGAGAAGAACGCAGACAGAAGCTCGAAGCTGCAGGTTACAATTATGCAGATTATCAGGCTGCCATGGAAGCTAAGTATTATCCTAAAGATGATACACCAGCAGAAAGTGAGGAAGAGGAAACACCGCAGGATGCAGAAGAAAGAGTGGCAGTTGTAGAACCAGGAGGAAGTTTCTGCCAGATTGCAAGAGACTATCTCGGAGATGAAGGCAGAGCAGCAGAACTTGCAGAATATAATGGAATGAGTATAGATACACCTCTTTACGCAGGCATGGAGCTTAAACTGCCAGATTAAATTGTACTCATAAAATTTATGTATAATTAATATCATATTATAAGAAAAATAAAATGCGCATAATACACATAAAACTATTGACAAAATACGCATAATGCGTATAATAAAATTAAAGATACCAAGAAAGGAGGAAAGCCAATGACTGTCAGAGAGCTTGATAAGCTTATAAGGAATGACGGTTGGTATTTTATAAAGCAAGTTGGATCACATATGCAATATAAGCATCCAACGAAAAAAGGGAAAGTAACAATACCTAACCATGGAAGTGGCGGAGATGTAGACATACGAACAGCCAATTCAATACTTAAGCAAGCAGGACTTAAATAGTCCTGCATAGCTTATGTTGGTGAAAGGTATAATATAAAAATAAAAACAATGAAAGGAAAACGGAGGACGAAAAAGAAAAAACCGAAGAAAAGTAAAAGAAAAACAGGAAACGAAGAATGGAAGGAAAGGAAAGAAGGTCGTTAAAAATGAAATTAGTATATCCGGCAATTTTTACACCTTGTATAGAAAAATGTGGCTACACAGTAGAAGTGCCTGATCTCCCTGGATGCGTTACTGAAGGTAAGGATTTAGCAGACGCTATTGAAATGGGAATAGATGCAGCGAGTGGTTGGGTACTAGGTGAACTTGAAGAAGGAAATAATATTCCATCTCCATCATTGGGGAAGGATGATATAAAACTTGAAGAACCAGAAAGCTTTATAAGTATGCTTGTATTAGATATTGATGCTTATGCTGAAAAGTATGGTAATAAAACAGTACGGAAAAATATAACTATTCCTGCTTGGTTAAACACATATGGTGAAAAGAATAATATTAACTTTTCACGGATTCTTCA